ACCGTTGCAGAAATTTGTTTTGTTTCTCTTTTTAAGACATCCCAAAAAGCCAAAACGACCTCATGGCTTTCGGGTACATGCCTAGACCACCAACGGTATTGAAAAGATTGGGTGCCCACCAATCACCATATGAACACCCAATGCCCACCATTTGAGATTCCCTAACAACAAAATAAGTCCAGGAGATGCAAGGATAATCTCGTAATCCTGTGCCGATTATCTCATTAAAATAAAATTGATGCAAAATTAACCCAAAAGGGACTTGTGTTTATTCTATAGTACGTTTATAGTATAGCTATAGAAATAACAAATGAGGAAAAACAAGGAGACAAGAAAATGGGTTACTGGGGATCAGAAAGACTAGACAGCGATTCAGCACTAGACACGATGTGGGTTATAGAAGAGATGTTGGTAAAACAGCTTAAAGAAGCCTATGACATAGGAGATATATTCGCGATAGCAGATGTTGTTATCAGCAACGAACAGTTAGGCAGCAACATCTCCTCACACAACGGTAGCAAGGGAATTGTCGTGGATTTGGTAGAGATACTAACCAAGATGTACACCCTAGAAACACCTGAGTTTCAAACAACCATCTTAAAAACAGTTTCAGAGTTAAGTCAAAAGGTTATCAAGCATGACATTCAAGTAGCCAATGCTATAGCCAGGGACAACTCATACAAGTATGCACCAATCAACTAATTAAGGGGGGGCGAAAGCCCCCCTGGGAGGAATCTAAAATGTCGAAATTAGTTACATTAGAAGTCGAAGGTGTAGTACCAGATGAAAAAGAGTTCAAAAGGTTAGTTCGTAACCAGGCTAAAGCCTTCGGTGGCAGAGTTATTAAATGGATGTTGAACGAAGGTAGTTACAACGGAAAAAACGAGTCTGACAGGTCACATAGAGCGAAAGTAGTTGTCACCCACGTTATATATAAGAGTTGGGACATAGATGCCGGTTGTTGGGTCATCTCTGTCAACGGTGAAGAAGAAGAGTTTTACTTATAAACAAAAAGGGGGGGGGCGAAAGCCCCCCTGGGAGAAATTCAAATGGTAACAATGGAATTAAATACAGAAGAACTAGTCGGTCAACTGATCGGCAACACCCTAGAAGAACACATGGTTGATGCTGAGCAGAAGGCATGGAAATCTCTAGAGGGGTATAAGTTCTCGATGTTTGGTTACTGGTGTGCCATATGGGTTCATCTAAACAAAATGAACACGGAGCTTGGCAACAAACGACAACCCAATCCCTGGAAACAATTAACAGATATTGCTAGGGAAAGATCTGTACAATAACCCACCAACGTCAAGGGAGATAGAAATGACAACAAAGAGCGAAAAAGAACAAAACCGCATTCAAGCATTTGTCGATGGGCTTGGTTCACGGTTTACCTACGGTGACACCTCTATATCTCGATCTATCGCAGAACAAAGCCACTTGTCTGCAGGGCACTCACTAAGACACACCTTTTGGGACACAAAGTGCAACGAATGTGAATTCAACGTTGATTTAATGGTGTGGGACGCAAAGGATCAGATTATTGACCGTTATGCCATTTCAATTCGTATCAGCAGAGATATTATGTTCTTAATAGTAGACCCGACTGATTAATTTGGAGATAAAAATGAACTGCGTTAAATGTGGAAAGCTAGTAGAAAACTTTGATGAGGAATTTTCAATCACCTGTAAGGATTGCCCACCGTACCAGGATGAAGAACCAACTGATGAACAAAAACAATTCTTCAACGACAAAATAGATGAATTAAGAAAATTGACTGAAAAAAGGACTTGTACTTAATCTATAGTACGTTTATACTACTAGTATAGAAATTAAGAACAGGGAGATAAAAACAATGAAGGTCATGGGATTAACAGCAAGATGGGAACAAACCTTAAAAGAGGTTAGCACCTTTGAATTCCGATCCGAAATTGACGAGCATGGTACACCGGTCACATATGGTAAATGCCAAGCATTAAGGCACCAGGGTGCAAGAGAGATCTCGGTAGTATCTAAAAAGAACGGTCTACATAAATGTGGATTCTGCTACTTCAGCTAATCAGTAACCCAGGGGAGATTAAGACAATGGTAAACAACACTTGTGAACACAGCAACCGGTACCACATAGTCACAAAAGAGACTGAAACCGAACTAGCCGAGACCGGGGAATGGAAACAACTAGACCCTCATGGAATCTTAGAAGTAACAGCAGAAACCATCTTGGAAAACTTACACAATTATATGACTGTCCATGATCCCGAACTGATTAAAGAGTTCATGCAAATGGTAGACGAATCTATTAAACAAACAGTTGATGGAATGAAATTAAGCTAATAGGGGACTTGTATTTATTATATAGTACGTTTATACTACTGGTATAGAAAACAACAACAGGGGAGATTAAGACAATGGCAAAGAACATCGGAACACTAACAATGAGAGGGTACCCAAAGGATACAGTTTGGAACATTCAATTAATGGACAAGAATGATCCAATGCCAGAGGGGTTGTTAGAAAGGATAGCCGAACAAGCAAAAGAAGAAGAAGCACTTAGAGAAGAAATGAAAAAGTTAGCAGAAGGAGATTGGAATGTGTAAAGAATGTGGAGTGGCGTACAGTTTCGTTTTCGGATATCAACCTCACAAGGTTGATTGTCCACAAGGCAAAGGGGGTTAACAGCCCCCTTTTTTTATGTACTGTTTTTCTGCCCACATCTTGAACATGTAATCACCGTTCCCTTCCCTGCTTTCTCTGCCAACAGCTTATGACACCGGTCACATCTCATGTCTTTTACAACGTCAGTTACCATACTCCAACCCCTGGTACATTGTTTACCCCATAAACTGCCAAGGCTAACGCCATAACGCAGTCGTCATGCAATCCATCAGGGGCAGAATATTTAACACCGGTTCGGGTGTATTCGTATTCAAAAACATCTAATTCGTTTGTTATATCCCCTTCCGGATATCCTACCAATTTTGACTGAATTGCAACAGCTAATCCTTCCATTAATTTCTGTTTACTTGGTGAGGTGAAATTGTATCCCTCTACCCTGGGTAATTCCCTCTGTAATCTTTCAACGATAGGGTCACCAACACCGGTGGAATCTATTATTGCTGTCGTATCTTTTACTATGGCTACAATCGCTCTGATTGTTTCTTCCCAGGGAAGTTGAAACCGTTCAAATTCACTAACCTTATTATCCTCATCTAATCCAACAACAACAGTCCAGTCAACACTCTTTGCTAGGTCGATCCCATATACGACAGGTGGTTTGTTGCCCAGGGCAGTAATACATTTTCTTATAGCATCCTGTCCAAATGGGTTTCCACCGTCATTGGATGGTTCGGCAAGGTAAAGTTCTTTGAATACGTTTTCGGGTAATTGTGCTTGTGCTTGGTTGATCTCATCAATATCCAATACTCCGGCATCTACTGCGTCATAAGCCGTTAACTTGGCATAATGCCAATCCTCAACACCGGACTCAGCTCTACGGGCTAACTGGTACGCCCAATTGCGTCTTCCTTTAACGTTTCCAATAATCCTGATCTTCCCTCTTGTTGCCGTTAAGGTAGATCTAACAGCATGCCAACTTTCTTCCCTTGCCCTGGTTGCCTCATCCATTACGCAACCGTAGACATCTTCACCGTATAGGTTGTCAGGTTTTTCAGCACTCTTAAAAGCTATTACAACACCGTTAACCAGGGTCACAGTTAACTCACTTTCATTAGATGTGAATACCTCTTGTTGTAATCCCCTTTTTAATCTTCTGAAAGCTATTTTTGCTTGAGGGTATACCGGTGCAATCCACCAGTATGTCTGACCAGGTTTCCCCATTAATGCCTGTTCAAGTATCCACGCAAGACACGCAACAGTCTTTCCACATTTGGTTGATCCTTCTATTACCGAATATCTCTTGTCACAGAAGATAGCATCTTCTTGTTTAAGATAAAGAGTCGGGCGTTGGTAGGTTCGCGTCAGAGTTGTCATTTGCTGTTTCAATCCTAAATGTTACAGGTGCCTCATTATAGTTAAGGGTATTCTGTTGAAGTTCCATACTTATAAGAGGTTTGTCCGGAATTATTCCATTAATTATGTTGATTTTGTCCCATACTTTTAACAAAAGCTCCATAGCCTTTAAATCTCCCCTCATAGCGTCTTCCCATAACCTCAAAGCTGCTGCTTTATATCTTTCGTTTTGTAATACCCTTACCTCATCTGCATTACCGGTGTTTTGCTTGGCTAACTCTCCCAATACTATTTGAAGGTCTTTAGAAACTAGACCATGTGAGATTCCTTCTGTTTCGGCTATCTGTCTTTGTGTAGCACCGGCAAGGGTCATCTGCAATATTCGATATCTACGTTGTTGAGCGTTGATTCTTTTGACGTTTTGCCCTGCCACCTTTTAAGGACTCCTGATTGCTATAGCCTTGGTTAATGCCTGGTACGCTTTTTCTACATCCCCTTGTTTCCATAAGGTGTTAAAGGTGTCGAACCTGGGTTCGGTAAGGTCTAAATTCCGTAACCTGACCATCTCTTGAATAGCAAATTTGTAAGACTTTCTACTCATTAATCTATGAACCTCATAAACTCTTCCCTTGCCTCGGGTTTTTTTCTTATAGCACCGGAAACGTAACTTGTAACAATGTCAGCACCTTGTTTATTTACACCTCTACTCATCATGCAGAGATGTTGACCTTTTAACACCACTCCAACCCCTATTACATCCCCTGTTTCGATAGCTTCTCCAATCTGTCTAGTTATCCTTTCTTGGATCTGTAAACGCCTTGAAAAACAGTCCACCAACCGGGCTATTTTAGATATGCCCAAGACCTTTCCATTTGGGATATATGCAACGTATGCCTTTCCAAAAAAAGGTAACATGTGGTGTTCACATGTGGAATAAAAATCGATGTCCCTCGCTACTACCATCTCGTCTGTATCGTCTTCAAACCATTTCATTATTTCTTGGGGATCTTGCTTGTATCCCGAATACAGTTGTTCCC